GTGAAAAATTTGTTGACAGTGGATATGATATGAATATTTTGATTTCTAAATTAAAACAAAGGCTTGACGAGGTGTAAAATGATAAAATTATTAGCAATGCTCGTCACAGTTATAATAATTGTGATAGACATTAACAGAATGTGAGGTGGGCAGCAACCAATGAAGAATAAAGTGGCCGAACGTGCGAAGAAAAAAAGACGTGCGTTAAAAGAGGCGGAACGACGTAAAGAACAAGAAAATTTACTGAAAAAATTTAATGAGATTGCCAAAAAACACGGTGTGAATAATGTAAAATACAACAAACAAACATTGTGGCAAACATTTATGAAAGTCGATAAAGAAATGGTTAAATTAAGCATTGTATATAGCGTTATGGCAGTTGCATATTGTTTAAGAAAAACATTCGGTTGGGGAAAAATTAAGATATACAGATATGCTGTGGATATGAACAGATATATTACTTCTGTCGGCAAGCAAGACAGAGATATTCCGGCATTAAATGATGAATTGAAAACAGAAGCAGGAATTGACTGTACCAAAATTTTTGAGGGTTATAAGCCGTATATGCTAAAAAAGGTAAGTCTTCAAAAATCGTCAGAAGCAGAGGCTATGTTTGAAAAAATTAAGTACATATTACCTATGGTTATATATCCGTTGTATTCAAGAGAGGGGTGGAAACAAAAACGAATGAACCGCTTGGGACAAGCTTTAAAGGAAACTTTAATTGATATTTTAGAAAGTGATGAAATCGATAATATCAAAAGGACCATGTATGAGGAGTGTCTTAAATTCTATGATGATGGAACGGTAGACCCTAATTAAAAATGCTATTCATAGAGAGCCTTCGAACTCCCACAACCAACACAGGAATCGGAGGTATAAAAAATGCAGGCAGACGAAAAAAGAATTATAACTGATGAAGAATTAACCGAAATAGTGAAAGTAGCTGCTAAAGCAGGGGCTGACGCAGCTATGGAACACTTTAAGGCAGAAAAACTTAAAGAAAAACGCAACCGAAAGGATAGGAGATTACATAATACAAAACTCTTGATACGTCATTACAGAACGTTTAAAGAATATGTGAATAATGCAGTGTTTGAAAGCGAAGAATCAAATGAAGATGCACTTGGTGCCATTGAAGAATTAATGTGGGAGCCAAGAGTGACGTCTGACATGATTGTAGAGTCAATCAAACGAAGTGCAGCCAGAACGCAGATTATCATAAATCATATAGACGGAATGATTAACGTGTATCAAGATATGTGTCAAAAGTCAAACAGTGAAATGAAAATACGTCGTAGCAAGGTGCTTTATGATATGTATATATCTGATACAGTTTATTCAAAGGAACAGATTGCAGAAATATATTTCATTGATAAACGGACAGTGTATAAGGATATAGACGCTGCCTGCAAAGAATTAAGTGTATTGCTATTCGGAATTGACAGTATTAATTAGGGCACAAACAGGGCATTGACGTGGCTATATGAACATGATAAAATAGTATTAGTAAAATTCTAAAATAATTTTAAAAATCCATTTATTCAATTTGCGAATAAGTGGATTTTTTTATTGCCGGAAAGGGGAATTTAAAATATATGCTCCCTCCTAACACATTTATAAAATTAGGAGGATGTATATGGAAAGTACGATAGTTATGCGCAGTGTCAGTGCATTAAAATGTTATGAAAACAATCCAAGACACAATGAAAATGCGGTTGAAAAAGTGGCAGAATCAATTAAAGAGTTCGGTTTTTTAGTGCCAATAGTAATTGATACGAATGACGTGATTATAGCGGGAGAAACCCGTTTAAAAGCGTCTAAACTGTTACAACTTGACAAAGTACCATGTATTATAGCAGATAAACTCACAGATGAGCAAATAAAAGCATTTCGATTGATTGAAAATAAAACATCTGAATTTGCAACATGGGATTTTGAAAAGCTGCAGGAAGAACTAAAGGCTATTGACATAGACATTGGACTGTATAATTTCCCAGAATTAGATGATGTAGAATTAAATGTTTCCGATGATGATTTTTTAAAGGATACGGAAATAGTGAGGGAACATCATAATAAGACAACAACGTGCCCTAAATGCGGCGAGGTGTTTGAAATATGAGAGTATTTCTTGCGTCCACCGGGTCGGGTATGTCAAAGGAATTAAGGGATAAGACGGTTAAAATATGTCGGCCGAGATATATACTTGAAACATTTTTCAATGGTGAAAAATCATGTCTTGAGGCTATGAGCATTGTAGGAAATGATAATTTTTTACTTGATAGCGGAGCGTTTTCATATATGAACGGTGCAAAGGTGACATTGTCGCAAATGGATAGTTATATTGACAAATATATAAAATTCATAATCAATTATAAAATCAAACATTATTTTGAAATCGATGTTGATAATATTTTTGGTCTTGATCGCGTTGAGTTTTGGCGGAACAAGATGGAGAGCGCAATAGGTTATCAATGTATTCCTGTGTGGCATAAAGGCAGGGGCGTTGAATACTGGAAACGGATGTGCAAAAAATACTCATATATAGCGATAGGCGGATTAGTATTTCATGTAAAGAAGCAGGAATATGAATTAATACGACGATTGGTTGAATATGCGTATTATTGTGGTGTAAAGGTACATGGCTTAGGTTTCACGAAAACACGAGAATTGAAAAATTACAAGTTTTACAGTGTAGACAGCGCAAGCTGGGTAGTGTCGGCCACAAGAGGACAACAAATACACTTTTTCAAAAATGGGTATATGAAAACTCGGCAGTTAGAGAAAAAAGGGCATAAAGTAGATTTGCCGAAGTTGGTAGCTCATAATATGATAGAGTGGACAAAATTTCAAAAATATATGGATGGAGTGAATTGATTATGAAAAAGAATACATTTAATTTAACACTATTAACAGGAATATTTTGCTTAGGGCTTATAACGTCCAACTTATTCGGTGGTAAGCTTATAAGCGTCTTAGGATTAACCGTTGCGGGTGCGATAGTAACATATCCACTCACATTCTTGACAACTGATATTATCGGTGAAATATGGGGAAAGAAAGAGGCGAACGATTGCGTTAAAGTAGGTATAATTGTTCAAATCGGCTTTTTGATATTAGGGTATTTATCATTGAAAATACCGACATTATCGCAAACAACTCATTTGCAAGAGTGTTTGACAGCAGTATTAAATCAAGGAACAAGAATGACGTTCGCAAGCCTTGGAGCATTTGCAGTAAGTCAGACAATGGATGTTATTTCATTTCATTGGTTAAAGAATAAGACGAACGGAAAGTATAAATGGTTAAGAAACAATGCAAGTACAATGAGCAGTCAACTTATAGATACTGTTATCTTCATAGCTATAGCTTTTTACGGTGTAGTTGATAATATAATACTTATGATATTTGCTCAATACTTAATTAAATTGATTTTAGCGGCATTAGATACGCCGTTTTTTTATTTCTTCACAAGACGAAGAAAATGCAAAAATTAAGGAACGAATTATAGGGAGGTGTCTAAGGTGGCACGAGTGCCTAATGAAAAAGCAGCGAAAGCAGAGGCTATGTATCATGACGGTATGAAACTCGTGGATATAGCAAGAAAACTTGACGTGCCGCCGGGTACTGTCCGAAGATGGAAAAGTACATACCATTGGGATGGAAATTCTAAAAAAAAACAAAACGAGCGTTCGGATAATAAAAGCGAACGTTCGGATAAATCAGAAACACGTCATAGAGGTGGTCAGATAGGTAATAACAATGCATTGAAAAATGCAACCTATGCCAGTGAATATTGGAAGAATATCAGTGATGAAGAACGTGCAATGATGGCAGATATGCCGACAGATGAAGAATTTATGTTAATTGAAACATTGAAATTGGCTACTTTGCGAGAGCGGCGTTATATGGCATTATTGGCACGATATAATGAATTGTTGAAAAATTCGCCTGATGGAATGATTTTGAAAGAAGATATACGGGTGTTGACTAAAGAAAGTAATGCATTTGGGAAATGTATCAGTAGCAAACAACATCAAACGGTTACGGCACAGCAAACAAAGGTTGACGCAGTAGAGCAAATGCAAATAATAGAATCCGAATTAACTCGGGTACAAAAGTTGAAAATCAAAACACTTGAATCATTGGCTAAAATTCGAGCAGGAAAGGCAACGGATGGTGACAGTGAATTAATAGATGATTGGATAAAAGCAGTAGAGGGGTGTGAGGATGATGACTAAAACGCTTGAGATATTTCAAAAGCGTATTCCTCTTTACAGGAAAAATATAAAACTGTTTGCATGGGAAATGTTCAAATTCATACCGGACAAATGGCAAAATGATGTGTTTTGCGATATAGTTACCGATAATCGTATTACTGTAAAATCGGGGCAGGGTGTGGGAAAGACAGCTATAACAGCGATAATACTATTGTGGTTTTTAAGCTGTTTTTCATATCCGAGAATAGTTGCAACGGCTCCAACCAAGCAACAACTGAATGATGTGTTGTGGTCAGAAGTTGCAAAATGGCAAGAAAAAAGCCCTGTGCTGAAAAAAATATTGAAATGGACAAAGACATATGTTTATATGAAAGGTCACGATAAGCGGTGGTTTGCGGTGGCGAAAACGGCAACAAAACCCGAAAATATGCAAGGTTTTCACGAAGATAATATGTTGTTCATAGTAGACGAGGCTTCAGGTGTTGCTGACACCATTATGGAAGCTATACTTGGTACATTGTCAGGTGAAAATAACAAGTTATTGATGTTAGGAAATCCGACAAAGACTTCTGGCGTGTTTTATGACAGCCACACGGTAGACAGAGCATTATATAAATGTCATACGGTCAATTCCGAGAATGTGGCGAGGGTAAATAAAAAGAATATAGAAAACCTGAAAAAGAAATACGGCAAGGACAGCAATGTTGTTCGTGTTCGTGTATATGGTGAATTTCCAACACAAGAAGATGACGTATTTATACCGCTCTCTATAATTGAACAGTGCAGCAGTAAGTTGTATGAACTTACCGACAACAATAAATTACCCAATATTATATTAGGTGTAGATATAGCTCGTTTCGGAAATGACGAAACTATTATATATCGTAATGCGCAAGGAAGATTAAAAATCATGGCCGAGCGTAAAGGTCAAGATTTGATGGCGACTGCTGGTGACGTTATAAGAATATATAAAAAAACAATCAATGAATTTCCCGAATACAGAGGGAAAATATATGTCAACATTGATGATACGGGCTTAGGCGGCGGCGTGACGGATAGATTAAAAGAAGTCAAAAAGGAACAACAGCTATATAGATTAGCCGTTGTTCCTATTAATGCTGCTGAAAAAATTGAAACTGATACAAAGGCAGGTAAAGAGGCGGCAGAGTATTATAATGACCTTACAACACATATGTGGGCGTGCCTGAAAGAATTAATCGAACATAAAGAAATTGAATTGGAAGATGACGCTGATACAGTAGCACAGCTTTCAACACGAAAATATAGAATAGCTTCAAACGGAAAGATTGAGATTGAGGGCAAAGACGAAATGAAAAAACGAGGATTAAAATCACCCGACAGAGGAGATGCCGCCGCATTATCGGTATATCTTGGAAAGATAAAGAAATACACAGGCAGTATGCCAAATATCAGTGACGGTCTGAAAAAAGAAAGCGAATGGATGATGAGGTGACTGAAATATGGGTTACATGAAAGAATTTGGTCGTGCAGGTCAAAAGCGTACAGGCGGAATTTTTTACGAGGAATTCTTACCGGAACTGCAAGGAAAAAAGGGTATAGAAACATATCGTGAAATGGCTGACAATGATGATGTAGTTGGAGCTATTTTATTTGCGGTTGATATGCTAATACGAGGTTGTTCATGGGACACTCAACCAGGCGGCAATACTCCAGCGGATGAGGAAGCGGCTGATTTTGTGTGGCAATGTATGAATGATATGACTGAAACGTGGATTGACACAATATCAGAAATATTGTCTATGTTGACATACGGATGGAGTGCTCACGAAATTGTATATAAGCGTCGAATGGGACGTAAAAAAGATATTCGTCTGAACAGTAAATATAATGACGGTCGAATAGGGTGGCAGAAGTTACCGATACGTTCACAGGAAACTTTGTACAGATGGGAATATGATGACAATGATAATCTGTTGGGATTAACGCAAATGCCACCGCCGAAGTTTGATTTAATCACAATTCCTGCAAATAAATTATTGCTATTCCGCACGAAAAGCAGCAAAGGAAATCCAGAGGGGCGAAGTATATTGCGTAATTCGTACCGTTCTTGGTACTTTAAAAAGCGAATACAAGAAATTGAGGGTATAGGAATTGAACGTGATTTAGCAGGTTTACCTGTAATGACTGCGCCTGAAGGTGTTGATATATGGGATAGTGATGATAAAAATATGGTCAGTGCAAGACGTGAAGCGGAACGATATGTCAAAAGTATACGTCGTGATTCATTGGAGGGAGTTGTAAAACCTGAAGGGTGGAAGTTAGAACTACTCACGAGCGGTGGCAAGCGTAATTTTGATACAAATGCTATTATTGAACGATATGATACACGAATTGCAATGACGGTACTTGCAGATTTCATATTGCTTGGACATCAGGGTACAGGAACATATAATCTCGGAAGTGACAAATCGCAGATGTTTTCAGTGGCAATAGGTGCGTATCTTGATATGATAGCAGAAGTGTTTAACAACAAGGCTATACCCGATTTAATAGATATGAATGGTGAGGCTTTTAAAGATATTACTGATTATCCAACGATAATACATGGCGAAATTGAAAATAGAAATATCAGTGAACTTGGTGACTTTATACAAAAAGTTTCGAGCACAGGATTTATTTCACCTGATGAACAGCTTGAAGATTATCTTCGTGACGCCGCAAAGCTGCCGGAACGTGCAGATTACTCCGGTAATGGCGGAACATCACCCGAAAAGAGCGAATTCAAAGAGGAATAATATAAATATATGTTTACATTCAGAAAAGCAAAGAGAATATTTGAAAAAATACGCAAGCCCGATAGAAGTAAAAAGGGTGAAAATGCACTACAACGTATTCGTAATATGTTGGATAAATACGAAACACCGATAACATTGGCATTATTATTTTTATGGGATGACTATAACATAAATGAAGAAACAGCAGATGAAATCATGCGTGGTAATGAGAATGTAGAAGATGTACATGAATCGTTTGAGTCAAATCTTCGTGATTTTGAAGATGAAACATTAACACCAACCTTGGAACAGGTTGGCGAAGAACGATTTGAAACCGCATATGAAGATAATAAAGACTTGATAAGTATCAATACCGAAACATCAGATGATGATAACGAAAATAATGAAGATAGTCAGTTTGATTATTCTGCATTTTACACCAAATGGTGTGATGAAAGAGCGGGTAATCTTATTGCAAACATCAATGATACGCAGAGAGAAAATGTTAAAAGCATTATAAATACTGCATTACAACAAGGTGATACACCGTATTTTGCCGTCCGTAGAATAAAAGATACGGTAGGATTAACAGAGCGACAGCTTAATCAGAATACCCGCTATTATGAAAATATGCGGAATACTCTGCGTGAGAATAATCCTAAATTAACTGATTATGAAATTAACAGCAGAGCTGCAAAGGCGGCAAGACGGATGGCAGACAAACAACGGACCAAACGGGCAAAAGATATAGCACGAACTGAAATTGTTACAGCACATAATCAGGCAACCAGAGCGTACATACAATGGGCGATAGAACATAGATATATGCAGAATGTATATAGACGTTGGGTAACATCAAACAATGACAATGTTTGCCCGATTTGCGTTGCATTGAACGGACAGGCAGTACCATTTGATAAACCATATAATGTACCGTCCGATATTAAATATAACGGTCCTGAGATAATGGCACCGCCGGTACATACAAATTGTTGTTGTGGCGAAGAATTTTTCACAGGTGACAATAATAAAATACCGAGTGTTCCAAACAAATGGGACAGTATGAGCGAGGCGGAAAAGAAAGCATGTGTTAATTATTATGCCGATAAATCGCAATATGCAGAATATAAAAAACAGCTTGGGACTAAAAATGTCCCTAAAACTCTTGAAGATTTCCAAAAATTAAAGTATAATAATAAAGAGGAATGGGACAAATTAAAGGCTGCATATAGAGTTACAAAGTCTGAACGAAGTGGCTATAAATATTCGACTGATGGAACATTTATAGCAACCAACCATAGAAAAGGTGGCTCTGTTCCAAGACAATTAAAGCCATATGCAGTGTTAGATTTAGAAAAATCGGATGGACATATAGAACGTACAATATATGACAAAGACGGATATATGGTAAAACAAATTCATCCTACGGATCACGGCAATCCAAAACAACATCCATATGGTAAAAACGGAGAACATATTCATACATACAAGTGGAAAGACGGAACTTTGGAAGAACGAAGAACTCGAGACATAACGGATTCAGAAAGAAAGGTCAATGGTGATATTTTATGAAATTAAATTCAGAAGAAATAAAAAATTTAATATTATCGCTTGTACAAGATGTGGTATTCGAATATGACAATAAGACTTGTTGTATCAATCCATGGAGTAGGACTAAATTTGAAGTGGGTTATAATGACATTGTGAAGATATATTCGGATATAGATGATTTAATGAATGATACCATTTTTGATGGACGTTCATTAAGTGATATAGCGGATGAAATTGAAATTGAATAATGTTTAAAAATGAAATTTATAAATTAACACGTTGGTTTTAAATCAGCGTGTTTTTTTGATGCTAAAATTTTAGGAGGTTGATTAAATTGAAAAGTTTTAATGATTACATCATTCACAAGGCAAGGGATGAACCTGAAAAGGTAGTAAAGGCACGTTTTAATGTACAGAAATCATATGAAGAACAACACCTGGTATTTGGTTGGGCGAATGTATCGGCTCGTGCCAACGGCGAAAAAATCACCGATTGGCAGGAAGATATTATTGATATTGACGAACTTGAAAAAGCAGTTTATCGTTATGTTGAGTTTTACGGTGACGGTGGCGAACTTCATGAACGTGGCGGTGTAGCCACAATGATTGAAAGCATGGTGTTCACCAAAGAAAAACTCAAAGCATTAGGTTTGCCTGAAGATGCATTAGCTGACGGTTGGTGGATAGGTTTTCATGTGACGGATGAAAGCGTGTGGAAAAAAGTTAAAGATGGTACATACTCAATGTTCAGTATTGAGGGTGAGGCTATCAGAGAGGAGGTAGAGGGTAATGCCAAATAAGTTAAAAAATTTGAATATTACAAAGGTTGATTTAGTGCCGGAGGGTGCCAATCCTGACGCATTTGTTACAATGCATAAGTCTAAAACTTCTATAAGAAAGAGCGGTGAGGCTGAAAGTTTTGCTGCAAAATTAAAGGATATTAAATTGGACGATGTAGTTAGGCAAATATGGCAATACACAGAATCGCTAAGTAGTAGTATTATTTCAATTCTTAGAGATGATAACGTTACAGATAAAAAATCTGCAATGGATAAAAGTCTTGAAGAATTTTACGGTGCCGCTACACTTTCAACAGAAAAATGGAGCGGCGGCAGTGTAAGTGACTATATTGCGACAGGTTCGGAAGAACCACAAACAGCCACGATTGTGAAGGCATTAAAGGCAGAAACACTCGGTATATTAAAAAGTAATAATGAAGGAGCTGATAATGATATGAAAATTGAAGATATTGATAAGGATAAGCTAACTGATGAAGAAAAGAAGCAGTTGGAGGCTATCGTTAATAAGGCTGGTATAACGAAGCCTGAAGATGATGACAATGGCAAAAATGACAATAAAGACGACAAGGACGTTAAGAAGATTAAGGGTGAACCGATAAATCATGATCCGGAAGATATTTATAAGGGACTTCATCCGGCAGTTGCGGCCGAACTTAAAAGTTTAAGAAAAGCTCGTGACGAGTCGGAAGAAAGAGAACTTACGGCTATTGCAAAAAAGTATGAAGTTATAGGCAAAAAGTCCGAAGAACTTATACCTACACTAAAGAGCCTAAAAGCCGCAGGCGGTACAGCATATCAAGATATGATTGGTGTATTGGATACGGCGGTTGAGGCAGTAGAAAAGTCGGGTGCATTTACTGAAATCGGCAAGAGTGGTCATTCTGATGTGGCAGGCTCTACTACCATTGCCAAGGCTCGTGCTATTGCTGATGAAATCAAAAAGTCAAATCCGAATATGAGTGATACAGAAGCTATGGCAAAAACATGGGAAACACACCCTGAGCTTATGAAAGACTATGATGATGAGATTGGAGGTTGGTATTAATGGCAAAGCAGTATATGACAAACGGAATTAATACATCAGCTACTCGTGTGGGTATTGTAGCTAACGATATGGAAAACGTCGCCGGTAAAGCCGTTAAGTTGAACAGTGACGGTTTATTGGAATTTTGTAACACCAAAGGGGAAATGCCTATCGGTATTGTTACTATTGACAATGAGGCAGACGTTTCGAAGGGCGATAATGTTACATATCAAATATTTGCTGTTGGTATTGCGGCTATAAGTGCCACAGTAACAGCCGGAACAGAATTAACACCCGGTTCGGACGGTACATTAGTTGCCGCTGAGGCGGGTGATTTTGTGTGTGCAATAGCAATGAATGATTGTAATGCAAATGCAATGGGAACAGTCAAAAGAGTTGACTACTACAAAAAGGAGGCTAAATAATGGGTACAGAAGTTTTTGATAGAATAAGAAAGGGTAAAACACCTATTAATGTTCCACTTACAAGTATCAGTACAGCGTATTTTCAGGGCAAGAGTGGCGGAGCAACGTCTTTCTTCCCAGAAGTGCCTGTGCAACTTTCAAGAGCGTCATATTATCAATTTTCAAAAGCAGATTTGTTAAGAGATAATGTAAGCCCTAAGCCTATTTTAGGTAAAGTAGATCCTACCGTTATCGGTTACGAAACTGACGATTATAAGTGTGTGCCTGAACAAATTATTTTGGGTTATGATGATATTATCCAATCAGATGTAGCACGTATGGGAGCTAAAGGAATAATGCAATTACGTCAAAACAAAGCGAGGGTTATTGCTGAACAGATATTTATTCATCAAAACAAGGTATTTGCACAAAAATACTTTAAAAAAGGTGTATGGGGTGCTGATTTAACTGGCGGTGTATCGGTAAGCTCAGGTTCTACTGATTTTGTATCGTTTGACAATGATAATTCAAATCCTATCAAGTTTATATCCGATTGCATTACTGCGATGAAGAAGGCTACAGGAAGAAAACCTAATAAACTTGGATTGGGACAGCGTGTATTTGATGCACTAATTAATCACCCCGACATAATGAATCGTGTTATTTATGGCGGGAACACTGCTTCACCTGCAATGGTTACTACAAAATCATTGGCTGCTATTTTGGGGGTAGATGAGGTTGTCGTATTTGACGCTATATGGAACAGTGCAAATCTTGGTGAAGAAGAAAATACAGGTTTTATCTGCGATGAAAATGCAATGCTTTTGGCATACGCTACACCAACACCAATGATTGATGAGGCAACTGCCGGATATACATTCCGTTGGGATATGGGCACAGGAAATATTCTTCCTATCATTGAATGGGAAGGTGATGAGGGAACGTATTCTCATTACATCGGCGGTATGATTTCGCAGGATATGAAAGTAGTATGCAAGGACTTGGGTATCTATTTCCAAAATGCCGTTACTCCTAAAAATTGATTTAAGGGGTGTGACTAATATATGAGATACACAGCACTTAAATCTTGCCGTATTGGCGGTAAAAACTATAACAAAGGTGATATAATTCAGCCTGATGAATTGTCCGCATATGAGGGGTTAAAGCTGGTTAGATACGGTATCCTATGCGAGTTACCTATTAATGCAGAGGAAATGGTTGAACCGATACAATTTGTTGTATCGATACCGATTTTATCACAAGACGGAAAAAGCATTAATTGTACTGCGGACGATGTAACAGAAATTTTCCGTGTACTTCAAATGTCGGCCACAGATGCGGCGGAATATATAAAGAATATTAACAGTGATTCTGTATGTGACGTATTAGGCGCAGTTGATACGAGAAAAACCGTTTTAGCGGCAATTTCAAAGCATACAACAGAGCAGGAAGAAGATAGTGGCGGTGATGAGTAATGCCGAGATACTCATATAATCCCAATGCAATTACGGAAAACGGAGTTGACCGATTGAGGTTTGAACTGGGAGATACAACATTCAATCCGGCAGAGTTGACAGCGGCTTTGTCGGATGAGGAGTATCAAGCGGTTTTGGATATGAACAGACATTGGAAACGTGCTAAATTAGCAGCGTTGGAAGCTATTCTAATGAAGTTTGCACACTCTTGCACTACAAAAATAGGTCCTGTGTCGTATGATTTTTCAAGTAGAGTAGAGGTATGGAAAGACCTCTATAACCGATTGAAGAATGAAGCAAGTATTTCTGTTCCGCCCGTATCGGGAAATGATTACGGACAGGTAAGACCACCGTATTTTTATGAGGATATGCACAGTAACAGCAGAAAGGGCGAGTAATTATGTTCACAGCAAATATTGTACCTGGATATGGATTTCAAGAGGTAGAAATTTATATAAAAAGACATGGGAAAACAGCCAGCGGACGTGTGACAGAAGTAGGATACCAACCTGCCGAACAAGCATTTTTGGGTATTGCTGCCGAGGCAAGTCAACGCGAAAAAGAAGAATGGCGGCAAAATCAGCACCCTATAACACATACAGTTGTACAATATGGAGCAACGGTAAAAGCAAAGGCTACCGATTATCTTGTGTTCCCAGACGGACGTAAATTTTATGTTCAGGGCGTAGATAATGCAGGTAGCCTTAATGTATCTATGATTTATTATGTTGAGGAAAGGTTTGATATAAAATGATTAGCATTGAAATTATTGTTCAAGCTGAACTTGATAAGATAAAAGCACAGTTGCCGGGAAGAACTGCACGAGTATCAAGTGCATTGCGAAATTCTGTTTTTAATGTGATGGCAGGCGGCGGTGTATCTGCTCCAGGTCAACCACCGGGAGTGAGAACGGGAAATTACCGTAATTCTTTTGTTTCATCAACAGAAAGCAACGGAATGTCATTTACAGCGAAAGTAACAAGTGATTGTTTGTACGGTCCGTTTTTGGAAGACGGTACAAGTAAGATGGCAGCAAGACCACACTGTGACCGCATTGCAGAAGACGCATTGCCGCAAGCTATTGCAATATACAGTGAACCATATTAAAGGAGAAAGATTTATGTTTGAAGAAATTTTAAATAATCATCTAAGGAAATGTTCCGATATAACATCATATTTAACTAAATATGATGATGAGCCTGCGATTTTTAATCAGACAGCCCCTGACGATATGTCTGATTTATGGAACGATAACGTACAATATGGACGAATTGTATTTTTTGCAAATATGCAATCCGACACAGAACGTAAAATCAGCGGTACAGTAGAAATTGATGTATATTTACAAGATACATCAGAGATTGAAGCAATAACAGAAACGGTCAAAGCAAATGTAGACGGCTATTTCTTTAGCGGTAAGTCGGAAACGACCATTCTTGCAAAATGGAATTCTACACGATACGTTGATGTTGCAGACAAAAAAATAACCGTTGCGGCGGTATTGTTTACTCTGTTGGCATTTCCTAATCAACAGACCTGCGAGCCTGATCCGATTAAACTGGTTAATAAATGGACACGAAAATTACTACCCGATGTAATGCTGATAGGATATGATGAAGATATTCCGACCGTATGGAAACCTCAAAAGGATATTCCCGCAGTGTATTGGCGAAAATCAAAGGTAGGTAATTGTGAACGAATACCGAGCATGTATGCAGGTGATTGGTACACAGCTGTAATGAACGCTCATATCTTTACAGAAGATATAGCTGTTTCTAATGCTATTGCGAGTATGATGTGTACTAAGCTAAATCAAAAAAAGGTATTACAATTTCCTGATGGAACATGGATGCGTGTTGATAATAACAATCAACTTCAACCTGGAACTGATGAATTAAGAGTCGGTCAATTATCTGTTGAAGGTGATTATTGCGTATTGCGCAAAGAGCCTGATTCAGAATTATTGAAACATATTAAAATAAATGATTAAGAACGTCTTAATTAAAGACGTTCTTTTTTGTTAAGGAGGTAATCTTATGGCAACCAAAACTGTAAAAGATGAAAAAACAGCAGATGTGCCAGCTGAAAAGAACTCTGCAAAGGTAAAAACATCATCTGTATCAAGATATACCGTTGATGAATTATCAAAGGCAGAAAATGAATTTAATGCGAATAATGTTATTATTCGTACAGCGCTTTCAAGGGCAGACAAGGATTTATTTACTTTGGAAGAAGCTAAAGAAATTGTATCAAAATTTAAAAACAAGGAGGTAAAATAAGCATGGGATATGTTTATGAAGACGGTAAGGAGTACCCTCGTGCCGGTGTTTACAGACGTTCAAGTAACGGTAATGTAAATAATACTGTAGCGTCCGCTTTAGACGGTATAGGTGTGTTGCCTATTAAATCTGATTGGGGACCGCTGAATGAAGTCACTATTCATGAAATTGGAACGTCTGATGTTACTATGAAAAATACATATGGCACAGGCGGTACAATGAGTGTGGCAGAGGCTTATATGGATGGCGGCTTAGATAAGTTGTACTTAGTTCGTTTAGGAACAGGTGGTAAGAGCGGCAAGATTGAGCTAAAGTCGAATGAAACAAAGGCAGTTACATTGACACTTAAATATCCTGGAACGCATGAATTTACTGTATCAGTACGAGATAAGTTGGGTGCAGAGAGTACAAGAGAACTTGTAATTTATGACGGTGCAAAAGAGGTTGAAACAATCACATTTGCCTCTGGTGCAGGCGAGCCTCAAGCTTTGGAAAAAGCCGTTAAAGATAGTAATTACATTTCTGCAAAGGCTGAAGACGGTGTTACAGACGCTATTACAGACGTTTCACAGCAACCGTTTGAGGGTGGCGAAAATCCCACTGTCACAACAGCCGATTATAGTACGGCATTTGAAGCATTTGAGCCGTATTACTACAACACAATCGCATTGGATACAGTCGATGCGGATGTACAAGCATTATTGATAGAGTATATCAATACCTCATTTAAAGACGGTAATCTTGCTATTGCCGTTATAGGTGATAAGGGCAGTCTAGATATAAACAAGAGAATGGAGAATGCGTCTAAGATAGACAATTATCCTATTGTTTATTTTGCAAGCGATTTTATCAATTCTGACGGTGAAACTGTCAGCGGACCTGAGGCAATAGCTAAAGCGGCAGGTGTTATAGCTGCAACGCCATCAAGTAAAAGTATCGTTCGTACAGAAATGCCAGGTGCGGCAAAACTTACAGAACGACTAAAGAACAGCCAATACGAAAATGCGGTAAGAAACGGATTGTTATTACTATCTGTTAATTCAGACGGCAAGGTTGTTTTTGACAGCGGTGTTAATACACTGATTAATCCTGATGAAGAAAAACAGGATAACGGTTGGAAGAAAATCAAACGAGCTAAAGTAAGACATGAAACATTCTATCGCTTGGACTGTGAAATGGATAAATTAATCGGAAAAGTTAATGGTACAAAAGACGGTATTGCAAATGTTATCCAACGTGGTCAAGTCGTGCTTGATACTATGGCTGACGAGGGCAAGCTTATTGACCCTACATTTAAGCTCGATACAAATAAGGGTTACGGCGCCGATTATGGCTATTTCGTAGTCAATGCGGTTGACGTTGATACATTAGAGCGTATTTTCATTCATTACAAATGGAAATACAGTGAAAATTCTTAATGATTGGAGGTAAGAAAAATGGCAGTTGGAAACAACAGTACATTAGATACAACTGAATTAATGACAGGTAAAGACGGAAAATTATTTGTCGAAGTTAATGGCGTTAATACGTTCCTTGCAGAAATTAACGAGTTTAAAGTTGCAATGAATGCAAACACAACTGAATATCAAGGTGTTGGTTCAATTTTGGTGGGAACGGTTCCGACAGGTGTGACATTTGATTTGACATACACAGAGGCGGTAATCAGAGATGATGTTATAATGGCACCACTGCTTAAGGCGATACAAAATGGATATTTTCCTGTATTCAATTTTCAAGGGGTATCTATTAAGCCTGATGGCAGCAGTGAAGAACGTATAACATTTAACAATGCTATACCAAACGGAGCTTTTGACCTAATGAGTTTAACTCCAGGTGATGTGATTAAGAGAGCACATTCGTTTAGATTAAATTCTATTCCGAAGATGATTTCTGAAATGGCAGCAAAGCAACTTTACAACTAATCACATAAAATGGCTCGTTCTTGGTTTGAGAGAACGAGCCATTTTAAATTTATGAAAATTTTTAATTTATATATGCGGAGGTAAGGGAAATGGCAAATAAAGAAAGTACAAATGTAACAGGTCTTGAGTCTTCAACCAACTTTGAACAGGACGAAAAAAGTCTTGTCAAGGCATTGCTTGAGGCGGCAGATTATAAAACAGGCAACGAAGATAATACAAAAAAAATATTTGTAAAAAAGCAAAGTGGTGAAACCCTATTTTCATTCAGAATAAGAGGATTATCACAAAGTGAAATACAAGCGGCGGCAAAAAAGGCAACAAAGCAAATTCCTAATCCGGCCGGACCGAAATACCCTAAGATTTCGGGTGAAAGAAGTACAACTGAATATCATAACAATCTGATTTATACGGCTACGGTAGATGAAGATAAACAGAGAATTTGGGGTAACAATGACATAAAGCAGAAATTCAATATCTTTGATGAGGCTGACTGTGTCGATATTCTGCTTAATGCAGGCACAAAGTCAAAAATAGTTGAAGAAGTTCTCAAACTCAGCGGATTTGACGGTGAGGATGTCGTTGACGAAGAAGACTACATAAAAAACTGATAGAAGTCAGTCCATTAATGCGGAATTTGTATGATATTTTTGTGTATTCGGGATTTCGTACATTTCCAAATGAAATAATGCGACTGACAGAGGGTGAACAAAAAGTAGTATTTGCATTCATGGAAAAAGCCAAGAATGAACGTAAAATGCCTATTGTGCTTGGAAACTTCCCTACAAAGCAAAATAGTTGACAAATCTTCTTCTATTTGCTAAAATTATACAAAAGGGAGGTTTTTACATGAAAAAGGAAAAAATAAAAATTTTTATTATAATATCTGTAATTGTGGCTATATTAGCTACAATAGGAGTGATTGGCGTTTTTCAGTATCGTAAAATTACTTTGGAAAAATACAATACAGATATACAGGAGCAACTGACGAATTTGTCACATCTTGAGAACGAGGTGTATTTTAATCCTGATTATAAAAAAGATATTTCTGACATTGAATCAGAAAGCAAAATTGCTTTTGAGAATAAGCAACTATCAAAACTATCCGAAGTGAGAAATCAAGCGACAGATTTGTACGATAAAATATCTGCAGAGATAGATAAATATAATAAGTATTACACACTGTTGACGGAAACTGTTGAAAATTCAAACAATTTAAAGAAAAACTATTTCTCAAAGACTTATGATACTTCGAAATTGGATACTACTAAAGATAAGGCTGAAAAAGCTATATTAGAGTCAGAATATACCCAATATGAAGAGTTATATAATACGTTGTCTGAGCAAAATACCATACTTGAAACCAATATCCAAAAATCGTTATCAGAGATATATAACAAAGTCACAGATGAAGAAAACTTTGATTTTCCTTTTGCAGTAAAAGAAGCAGAAATTCCAGCTCAACTAAGCTTTAAACCACTTGTAAAACAAACAGAATCATATCCGACATGGGTTACGTCAAGGGATTCAGAAGTGTTGAATGAGCCTCCTGTTGCTTGCTTATTTATAGGTGGTTCATCAGCCGAGTATAATTATACAATAAAGCAGATACCAACTAAAGAGATAGCTGTTCAGGATGAAAATAGAGAACTTCAGAAAGTTTTAGTTAATACTCAAATAACATTTAAAGTTTTGGAAAAATTCAGTTGGGAGAATAAGGTTTCTTTAAATGAACGTCCAGCGTACTTTTTCAAAGATAAAAAGGACCAAATATATTTAGCATTAAAAGACTACGAAGGTGGAGAATATTACATATTATATCTACCTGGTCAGTAAAAAGAAAAATAATACCTAAAGAACGGTTATCAAAAATGATAGCCGTTTTTTGTATGTAAATTTGATGGAAAGGAGGACACTATGGCAAATTCAAGTATAGAAATTGAAATAGTTGCTGATTTTAAAGATAATGCCACAGGTAAAGTTAAAGCATTAAATGCCGAACTCGATAAACTCGAAAAAAGAAATGTTAATGTTGATATTACAGCAACAGACAGAGCCTCAAAAGCTATGGAAAGCATAAATGGCAATTTAAGTAAAGTTGACGGTACAAAGACTGCTACTGACGAAATCGACAAAGCTGTTGACAGAGTAAACAATATAGCTGATGGAGTATCACCAATTAAACTTAAAGCAGATACATCAGAGCTTGAAAATGCTGTTGATAAGAGTATCAATAAAATAAACACAGTTGAAAATAGTATCGGAAAAATGAGTGCAAGGGAATTGTCGGGCGCTGATTTAAGCGATGATGACTGGTTTAAAAAATATTTTAAAAATTCAGAAACAAGCACACAATCCGCAACCCAAAACGAAGCAGAATGTGCGATTGATACTGACTGGGAACATGTCGCTAAAGTAAATGGCAAAGCAACGGCTGAAATAAATAGATGGAATGAACTTGTTGATAACGCTGGAAAATTAGGCATAACAACAGAAGGTTATGGACTCTATAACATTGATGAACTTGAAACAGAAGTGCAAAAGAGTGCCAGTTTAAAAAATTTGCAAGAGTCAGCTGATGAATACGGACTTAAATATTCAAAAAATGCCAGTGAAAGTTCAATGCAAAAACTAGTAGGTGCTTATGAAGATGAACATTTTCAAAAAGATTATGTTGATAAAAATACTAAAGCTATTGAAAAAACAACTAAAATGCTTGGTGATTATGGGAACGATAACGAAAATCAAACCATAGATAGTATAAAATCATTCGGCAAAAGTATGGCAACAAGGTACTTAGGTGTTCAATCTGTGTATTCGGGGGTAACGGATGCTTTTAGTGATATTACTGACGCATATAGCAGTGGAAATCGCAATGATATGCAACGTAGTTTAACTCGTGGATTAACAAAAGGCGGTTTGATAGGAGCAGGTGCTGCAATAGGCTCATTTATTCCTGGAGTGGGAACGTTGTTTGGAGCTGGAGCAGGTGCATTGATTGGTCAACTATGGGGTGATGATATTGCTGACGGTATATCTGGAATTCATAAATCGGCTGAAGAATTAAGACAGGACCGACTGGATGAATTATTTGGTGATATAGCAATGTCGACAAGTGATTTGGGTAAAGTGGTTCAAAATATGGTCGGCTCATGGCAGACACAAGTATCACAAGCACATAAACAAGCATTGACAACAGGATATTCATTACAAGATACTACTAATTCGTCTTATTTTGGAGTTGTTGAAAGCGGAAGTAAACTTGATATAAAAGGAAATTTAGGGTTTAATATTCCTCAACAAGAATTCACGTCTTATGCTGATGAAGTCAACAGTTATATGGATGACATCGAAAATCAAATGAATCAAGAAATGTATAACGCATTTATGGTTAATGATGATTTGTTTGGCTATGGACAGTGGGATACAACTGCCTTAACTGACAAATGGAAGACTGCTTTTGAAACTTTTAAAAAACAGAAAAAAGAACTGAGCAAATATTTAAAGACAGCATTAAACGATAATTGGTTTTCACCGGATGAAGAAAGTCATGTTTTTAGCACTATACATAATATGCAACAGACATATTCTGAAGTTGCACCAAACACAGACCAAACAAAAGCCGATACATATTCATTTCTTGTTCAAAATGGTATGTTATCAAAAGACGCTTATGACAGTGTTATAAAAGATATTCAGTCGGAATATACAAGCGATATGTATAATTTAGCTGAAACGAGAGCAACAGCTATTGCGAATGGAGCAGATGTTACTTCTGCTGATAAAGCAATGTGGGACGCTACAAGTAGTAAAACAGAAAGTTATTTGCAAACGATGTTGAACAATACACAAGATATGTACGGCAAAGACTATAATTCTGTTTTAGCAGATGTATGGAATGGTAAAGATACATGGTACGGCGGACATCTAATAGGATTAAACGACCAATTAAACGGAGATAGATCTCATTCTGCATTTAGACAAACATTAGACAATTATGAAAAATACAATGGATACAATGATAAAAAAGGTAGTTTAGCTGGTGCAAAAGGTGAATTGGAACACTCAATGAACATCGGAGATACTGCTGAAAAAGAAGTAGTAAAAGAAGCATATGAAAAAATGCAACCTACGGTGGAACAAGCAGAGCGACAATATCAAGCTGCAATATTACAACATCAAGACCCAAGTCAATACTTGGATGAGATGATGGGGTTATATCAATTTGGTGCAATGGGCGGAGATGACGTTGCTCAAGAAAAATATGCGGCAATGCTTATGGCTGGTGATATCAAGGCAAATAAAGCCATAAATGATTTCTATGGTACTGATTACAAGCGTATGGCTGAAGAAATGGGTGATGATTTTGCTGATATATGGCAAATGCTAAATGGCGGGAATACGGAAAATGCCATTGAACAAACAACAGAAGCTGCAAAAAATGCACTCGAAAAAAATGCAAAAGATACAGTAGATGCAATAAAGGACAATAAAGACCAAAAGATTGATGCTATGAATGAAACTGACGAAAAAGCAGCACAAGCTGTTGAAGATAGCACCAAGGAACAAGAGGCTTTAGAAAGCAAAACCGATGGAACAGAGCAGTCCAAAGAAGATACAAAATCAACTGAGTTGCCGGACGATTTAGGAGAGAATGTACTCAATGCTGTCAGCAGCAGTATTGAAAATATTAAAGACGGAAAACTAAAGGATTTAGAACTTGGTAAAACGGTTATGGATTCAATCAGTGAAAGTCTTTCAACGGATAATATGGACTTCAAAGAACTTGGTTTTGGCGAAAGTCTTATGGGAGCAATCAGTGAAAGCCTTTCAACCGATAATCTTGATTTTAAAGAATTAGGCTTTGGCGAAAGCTTAATGTCAGCTATAAGTGAGAGCTTATCAGTGGACAATATGGATTTTGGTAAATTGGGTTTTGGCGAGAGTTTAATGTCTGCAATAAGTACAAGTCTATCGGCAGATAATATGGATTTTAGCCAAATTTCAATAGGCGAAAGTGTAATGAATGGCATTAGTTCTTCTTTGGCTGAAACTGATTTTAGCGGTTTAGATATAGGTACAAAGATAACTGATACTATTAATGCAAGTATGGGTGAAAGCGTTGAATTACATCCTAATTTTACGGTTGTTCCAGGGAATATAGATACATCAATTTTAACATCAGCTATCATGGACAGTGTATCAGCTTTGACAGGAGATACATCTGCACTATCGGTATCAGCGAATGTTGAGGGTACTGTAAATTACGAATTGGGAACATATCCGCAAGAAGTACCGGCTATTAATGGTATATCAAATTATACACTGGGAACATATCCGACAGAAGCACCTGATATAACAGGCAGTGCAAGTTATACAGGAAGTTTTCCTACATCAGCACCGACAGTGTACGGAACGGTTGTATATAAAGCGTCATTTGGACATTTTGCACATGGTACTCGTAATGCACCTGAGGGTATGGGAATTTTGAATGATGACGGAAGTGCGGATCCTCGCGAATTGGTTGAACACAACGGTCAATTTATGATGTATGAAGGTCGTAACGTACTTGTTCCTTTGGAGGCAGGAGATAGAGTTTTTACATCATCAGAAACAAAGGATATTTTATCCGGACGTGGTATTCCGCATTATGCGACAGGACTTAATAATGACGTTATTGAAACTGAAAAAATACAAAGTGTTGGTTCATCAAGTGGAGCAAATGTAACTATTGGAAGTGGCGCAATATCTATGGCATTTCACATTGATGGTGCTAAAGACAGTAATGTTGTTGAACAGATAAAGGCACATGCTCCGGAAATTGCACAGGTAATATCAGATGAAATTGACCGACACTTAATAGCGTCATTTGCTAATTCGGGAGGTGATAATGGGTGAGAAATTGTGAAAGTATAATTTTTATAATTGAAAAAGGTACACATGATGTATTATCAATACCTTGGACACCACAAAAAATAAAATTCCGTTCGGGTGGACAAAATTTTGCCGAATATGACATAATGGACCTGGGTACTATTCAAGAGCCTACTGGTACAGGTGTGCGTTCGATTCGGTGGGATGATGGTATATTACCCGGTAGAATGCAAGCAAATATGCCTTGGCAAAATGGTGCTTGGCAAGCGCCTGTCAATTTTCAAGGTATGTTTTCAATGTGGAAAGCTAATAAAACGGTACTTACGATTTTGATAACAGGTACACCGATTTGTATGGATGTACATCTTTCGGATTATGATATTACATATCAAGACGGATTTGGCAGTTATCATTATTATATAGAATTTACAGACTGCGTTAAACCGACATTCACCGTTACAAATACCGAGCCTGATTCAGCTGATGGAACGGACAGAGATAAAGACCCTGCACCTGCAATATATACCATAGTTGAAAATGATACATTATGGGGCATTGCACAATGTTATATCGGTGACGGATTACGTTGGGAAGAAATCTATGAATTAAACAAAGATGTAATCGAGGACACCGCAAAACAGCATGGCTTTAGTAGCTCGGAAAGAGGTTGGTGGATATTCCCCGGTACCGTTATTAAAATTCCAGGAACATCTTCCGGTGATAACTCTGCCGGTGCAACAGTCGAACTTAACAATGCACCGATATATGTTTCGTCTGATGCGGAAAGTATTGCAGACAGAGTGACGGGAACATATTATTTGTATGACGGAAAAGAAATTCTCGGCCGATATAGGATAACAGATAAATCTTCTGATGTAGGACGTACACCAGTTGGTGAATATGTCATTGGTTGGCTGCCAAAAGAGTATATATAAGATTAAACAAACAGAATAGCACTATTTTTTATGATAGTGCTTTTTTTGTACGATTTTTAGGAGTGGGGTTAATGGATTATGTAAGAGTGGCGTCAAAGTCTTCACCGATATACAGCATTCATTTTCTTAATTCTGATAAATTAGATGTATTTGTTGACGCAGTGACAACGGATTTAAAACTTACCGAAAATAAAAACGAGCTTGCACAAAAGGTAACGATAAACCTTGTAAACTGTATGAACGGCGAGTATTTGTTATCAGAATTAATTAATGTGTGTGATAGGGTGTTTATATATGCCAATGACGGTGAAGAGTGCAGAGAGGTTTTCAGAGGGTATATATGGCGTAAAAATTATCAAAACAAGCAGAAGAAAATAATATCTTTGACATGCTATGATAATTTGATTTATCTGCAAAACAGTGAGGATAGCTATTATTACCCTGCAGGTTGGAAAACAGTAGATATATTCAATGATATATGCTCAAAATGGGGCATTGAAATTGTATACAATTATGAATCTATTGAACATAAGAAACTACCTCTTTCAGGTAAAATTTCAACTATGTTTACTGACCTTTTGGACCGAGTAAAAAAGAAAACGGGTATAAAATATGTTATACGCAGTGCAGAGGATATTATCTACATAGATAGGTACGGAGCCAATGCAAATGAGCGTGTTTACGAAATTAACCGTGGCGAAAATGCAATATCTACCGCAAGTAATATTTCAATGGAAGACGTTGTTACAAAAATAATCTTCACAGGAAAAGCAGATGATGACGGAAAAGTATCTATTACAGGCACTTTGGAGGGGGACACAGCAAAATGGGGAACACTTCAGAAAGTCATTAGAGATGATACAGAAGATGAAAAGTCAAACAAAAAGTCAGATAAAGAAAAGGAAGACTCTTTGTATGAAAATGCTCGTGATGAAGGTCAATATATTCTTGATGAAAAAGGAAAGCCTAAAGAAACATATGAAGTAACAGCTATAAATAATCCATGGATACGAAAAGGCGAGCTTGTTAAAGTAGGTGCAGGCGATATGAATTTTCGATATATTGTTACAAGTATTACACATAATGCAGTAAATCGACAAATGAATATTGATTTTGAACTTGCGGATGAAAGTAAGTTATAAGGAAGTGGTTATATGAATGCGTTTGACAGATTAGGACGAACACTTCAGGCACAGATGAATAACGCTGTAAATGAAGGTAGAAGTGTTTTAATTGAATACGGTACGATTACATCAGATTTTGGGCTTAAGGTTACAAGATTTGATACCGTTATTCCAAAAGGGGAGTATTTAATTGATAAGAGATTATCAATAGACTATAAGCCTGAGATTGAAGTTGTAACGTCATTATCTGACGGTCATAGTCACACTGTTAAAATTCCTATCACAGAGGGGATAGAACGTATTAAAGCGGGCGACAGAGTATTGGTATGTTGGATAGACGTTGATCCTATTGTTGTTGCTGTTATTGTAAGTAGCAGTGACATAGGAAAGGAGAGTTAATTATGGCAAATCTGTTTCCGACAGCAAATAACATTATGACGGTGCCGTTGGATAATCTTAAACAAAATACCCCTGTCGGATATAAACGTAGCTTGAAATTTGATTATGATACAGGTGATTTTGTTCGTGACGGACAACACAGATTAATTTCAGCGTCAGGTGTTGAGGCATTTAAACAATGGTGTGAAAATTGTATCTCAACGGACAGATATGCGTATAGCTCATATTCGACCGATTTTGGTATTAATTTAGATTTGATTATGGCATTGCCTGATAAAGCTGCACAAGAAATTATGCTGAAAAAAGAAATAACAGAGGCGATAATGGCTGATGATTATAAAAGGGCAAAGTCAGTAGATGATTTTTCATTTAATTGGATTGATACCGATGCGGTTGAGGTGGAATGTACGGTAACAGACATTGATAATGCCGAGATAGATATAAAAGCTACGGTAGGAGGGTGAGAATATGTCGCAATTTATTATTCCTGATTTTATAAAAAATGCGGATGTCAATAAGATACATAAGCGAATGAGAGATAATCTGCCAAATGATATTGACAAGTCGGAAGGTTCGGATGTTTGGAATTTAACATATCCAACGGCATATGAACACGCATATTTTGCACAGTTTTGTATTCTGAATGCACTACGATTAATATGGCCCGAATTTAGTTATGGTACATATGCAGATTATCACGGAGCATGCAGAGGCATGGCAAGACGAAAGGCGCAGCATGCTACAGGAAGTGTCAAGATTATAGGGAATATAGGTGTAAATATCCCCAAAGGTACAGTTTTTACTACTGCACAAATCGCTGATGAAAGTGTAACGGAGTTTGTTACAACAGAAAATGTGTCAATAGGTGATAATCAAACGGTAACGGTTAATATCATTGCGGCTATAGCGGGAAAATCGGGAAATGTTCCGGCAAATACTATCACTGTTAATAGTGATAAAATTGTCGGTTTATCCAGTATTACAAATGAAACAGCTACAACAGGCGGCTATAATGAAGAAAGTGATGAAAATTTTATTGAGCGTATCAAGGAATATGACCAGTCACAGGATAATTCTTTTATCGGAAATGATAACGATTACAGACGTTGGGCGTTGGAAGTTGACGGAGTGGGTGAGGCTGTTGTAATCAGTCCCGAAGATAATCCGAATGTTGAAGATGATAGCGGTGTTGTAAATATTATCATAGTTGATTCAAACGGTGTACCTGCAGATACAACATTATGTGCGGCAGTTTACAATCATATTATGCAACCGGTCCCATTATCAACAGACGGAAAAAAGACGGATGGTCAAACCACCACAATCGAACGGCTTGCACCGCCCGGAGTTATTCTTGAGGTTACAGCACCAACAACTATAGCTATTAGTGTTTCGGGCTTAATTGAATTGGATAATACAGTTGGAATTGAAGATATAAAGAGTAATTTTATTTTGTCAATATCTGAATATCTTGTACAAGCAATAAAAGACGGTGAAGTTCGATATAGTAAAATTGCCTCGATATTATCAAATACCGCAGGTGTAGCTGATTATAAAAATTTGATTGTAAACGGAAATAACACAAATGTACAGTTGATGTCAAATCAAATTCCTACAATATCAGAAACAACAATAAAATTTGATGTTGGCCTTGTAGACGGGTAGGTGTAGTATATGTATTCAACAGAATTAATGGAGCAGATATTAACCAGTGAGATAGGACAACAGATAATACAACGAGTTACCAATAAATATGGTAACAGTTATGTCGGACTATGGTTATTTCAGATTATCGGAATGTCTAATGACGAGGTTAAGGCAATGGTTGAAGATTTCAAAAATCAAACGTTGCCACAAACAGCGACATGGTCTTTATCATTATGGGAGCAGTCAATGGGCTTGCCTGTTAATGAAAGTGAGAGCGTAGAGCAACGTCGGCAGAATATTATAGAAAAACGTCGTAGACGAAATGCTATGAATCCTGCAAGAATAGAAGAAATAATATCAGCAATGACAGGTGCAGCTGTGCGAATGGACGAATATTACGCTAAAAATAGATTTGCAATATATATTTCATCTATTCCGTCAATGGTAGACGAAGAATCTGTTAGAAAAAAAATCAAACTGATTAAACAATCGCATAAAGTGTTTGATATATTTTATGAACAAGCTACTAAAGGAGATATATATGTTGGTGGTGTTATTCAAAAATCAAAAGAAATTACATTAGAGGAGGTATGATAATATGGAAAAATTCTATCCTACAAAAGCAGGTCTTGAATATGCTGCATTAACCGCACAAGGTAAAATTATAGAGTTTACCAAAGGTAAGTTTGGTGATGGGATAAGAAGTACAGAAAATATAGCAGAGCTTACTGATTTGATACATCCTCTTGGCGAATTGCCAATATCAAAAAAGAGTGTAAAAAACAGTACAATAATTACAACAACACAATTTTCAAATAGAGTTGGCAGCAGTATATTGCCAACTTTTTATTTGACCGAAATAGGTTTGTTTGCAAAGCTGGTTAATGTTGATGGTACTGATGACAAAGAACATCCGGCAACTTTAATAGGATATGCGTTTGATGTTCATGGTGATAAGATTTCCGGAACATCATTAAGTGAATTTATTATTAATATTCCGTTGACAGTCGCTGATGTCAATAATGTAACTGTTGATATTGACAGTCTTGTATATCCAACATTAAAGCAATTTGAAGATGAAGTCAATACAAGAAAAACAGAAGATGAAGAATTACAGAATAGTTTAAATGTACATATCACAGATACAAGCAATCCACATGGTGTCACGGCAGAACAGATTGGATTGGACAAAGTCCCAAACGTGGCAACGAACGATCAAACACCAACATATTCTCAAAATTCATCTTTGAGCAATATTACAAGTGGAGAAAAGTTATCAGTTTCGTTTGGAAAAATTATGAAAGCAATAGCAGATTTAATTAGTCATATTGCAAATCAATCCAATCCGCATGATGTCACAGCAGAACAGATTGGATTGGACAATGTACCAAATGTTGCAACCAACGACCAAACGCCGACATTTACTGAGGCAAGCACACGAGCCAATATAGCAAGCGGTGAAAAATTAAGTACATTGTTTGGCAAGATAAAGAAATTTTTTGCCGACCTAAAAACAGTAGCATTTACAGGGTCATATACTGACCTATCCAACAAGCCTACATCAATGCAAAATCCTAATTCATTGACACTGACAATGAATGGATCGGCTACAAGTTATAACGGTTCGGCAACAGCAAGCAAGTCGTGGTATGCGCCGACAAGTGCGGGAACGGCAGGATATAGCTTGATAGGTAGCGGAAGTGGCGCACCGGTGTGGCAAGGTCCACCTTATGCAGAATGTACCACTCAGGGTAATGTGGCGGCGAAAACTGTTTCTATATCAAACTTTAGATTGGTTATAGGTGCAAGAATTGTTGTTAAATTTAATTCGTCACATACCTCTAAAGAAGGAGCAACTCTAAACGTAAGCAATACCGGAGCTAAACCTATTATAAAATTCGGTGCTCGTGCATTTTTTGATAACGATGTCGCAAGCTACGCACCAATAACCTCATCAAAATCTTGGAGTGCTTTTGAGAGTTTAGAGCTTGTATATGACGGTACGAATTGGGTTATTGTCGGATCATCAGGTTATACATCAGGTGGTAGAAATTCTTCTGTTATCACTATAGGTTCGACAACTGATGAGGTGGCAGGAAGATATGTGGACTATATGTATAACCAATATGAAGATGCAGGGATTGTCATACAAAAAGCTATTGATTCGCTACCCAATAGTGGTGGCAAAATTATTCTTTTAGAGGGCACATATAATTTGTCAACTCAACTCACACATAGTAAAAATATTATAATTGAGGGACAAGGCAAAGGGATTACGAAAATCAATACAAGTAATAAGGTTCTTATATCTAAAACATCTGAAACAAGCGCAACCGCAGTGTTTAAGAATATGGATATTAATTTTGCTTGTAGAACTAATTGGTCCCCTGATGTTGGTGTTTTTTGCGACTATACCTCGTTGGAGTTTGATAATTGTTCAATTACATATGCAAACACACTACATAATACAGATTCACTATTTAAAAATTGTAATGTAAAGTTGAGCAACAGTAAAATAACAGTAACATTGCCTGCAAAGAGATATGATAGTAGTCACGTTTGTTGGTGGGTATTCAGGGAGTGTACTGTAGAACTTACCAACACGGGCATTTTATTTCCGAGTGGTAGTAACAATACTCTTAGCAACGGTGTTTTCTATGCGTGCAACGGTACTATGTTTGGTGGATTTATACAGCATATAGGTACGACTATAAGCAGTACACATAGCTATGTCGAATCATTCTCAGCAATTTCTTTTGTAGGCACACAAATTGAATGCAGAAGATTTAGTCAAACAGAGGTATCAACAGGAGATTTTAATACACTTAGTAATTGCCGTATTAAAATATTACAAGCGTCAGGTTATTTTAACGCCTCACACATAAGCCATTGTGATTTTTACATTTCAGGAGCGATAATTTTCTGTGCGTACTGTATGGCATCAAACAGCAAATTATGGTTTTCGGCAGCAAGTTTGGCTACATTACGAAATTATTGCTACTTTGAGGCGTGTTACGTGAATCAATCGACTTGGATAATCTCACAAGGAACAGGTGTATCAACTACTGATACAAAAACAGGAATAAGCATAACAGCACCGTCTTTCAGAAGTGTAAGTTAATTGGGAGGAGCAACTATGAATATAAGTGAATTTTTTAGAATTACACCCGACAATATTGTACAGTGTGTAAATTATATCGTGACTTTAAAGACCTTGAAGTCAGTAAAATACTTAAATGAGGGCTATGATGATCCTGATAACTTTGACCTAACACTTGAGTATTTTTTGGACGAGAAAGAAGTAAACGGTTTTAAAACAAATTATGTTGACAAGCATAAATTGTTAAGTGTTCAGAATGTAGAAGAATTGGACAACCCATATAAATGGGCAGAGGGGATAGTGTTACGCACAGATGACCCATACACTGAATTAGCCGAAATAGTCAAGTACGGCAGTAAGGAAGCATATGAGGCGTCATTGCCGGAGGCACAAGATGAATTTAATATTGATATGGATTACAGAATGTCTAAAATGGAATTGGGATTGTAAAGAGGAGGAAATGATATGACTTATGGTTATTGCAAAAAAATAATCGCAAGCGGTAAATACGATAAAAATGAAATGAAAGATAAGTTGGATGTTTTTTTGTTGGCTAATCGTATTACCGATGAGCAATACAAGGAATTAATGCAAATGATGGAGGGTTAATTTATGGATAAGATTTTTGTTAAGATTAATTTGTTATGGGCGACAGTGTTGACGTTTTTAACGTCTGCGTTTGGAGCATACTGGTACATATTTGCGGCTTTTATGGTGCTGAATGTGGTTGACTTCTTCACCGGAGTTGAAAAGGCGAAATATTCCAACACAGAAAATAGCAATAAAGGTGCAAAAGGGGTTATAAAGAAATTAGGTTATTGGATTGTAATATTTATAGCCTTTTTCATGTCATACACTTTCAAAGATATAGGCAATATTATTGGTATTGATTTAGGAATATCCGCATTTATAGGTTGGTTTGTATTGGCTACATTTATAATCAATGAAATACGTTCAATAATTGAAAATCTGATAGAAATAGGCGTAGATGTTCCGAAGTTTTTAACAAAAGGCTTGGAAGTGGCAAGTAAAAAGCTTGATGATATGACAGATGAGGGGGATAAGAATGAGGACAATAAATGATGGTTTCCCAATCAAACAGTTCAAGGGTATTGACATTGATACGTCAATACAGTCATCATCGGCAAACTATTACACATACAGTAGCCGTGTAGTGAAATTCATTGTGATTCATTACACAGGAAATACAAAGGATACTGCGAAAGCAAATGCAACATATTTTCATAATGGTTCACGAAGTGCGTCAGCACATTATTTTGTTGATGAAAATAGTTGTTATCAATCAGTTGCGTTAAATAATGCTGCGTGGGCGGTCGGCGGTACATCGGTGTATAAACACGCCGACTGCCGAAATAAAAACAGCATATCCATTGAAATGTGTTGTAGCGGTAATTCTATTGTGTCAGAAAAAACAATCAACAATACCGCCTATTTATGTGCTGAATTGTGTAAATACATAGGCATTACAGCAGATACAGTTGATATATTTGTTTTGCGCCACTATGACGTGTGGGACAAACAGTGTCCGGCACAGTGGGCAACTGAGAACAGTGCCGGTTGGACGACATTCAAAGAAAAGGTTAAGGCGATTTTAAGAAATGAGGAGGGACTGACAGTGTCACAATATGAGGAACTTATCGAAAAAATAAAAGAGTTAGACAATAAAAAGGCAGATAAATCAGAAATGATTTATGACTGTATCGACCATAATATGCCAGAGTGGGCGCATAAGCCTGTTCAATGGTGCTTGGACAATGGTATTGTATCAGGCACAGATGACGCACATCTTGCCTTAAACAATACAAAATTGTGGGTATGCGTTGTTGTATATCGTGCGGTAAAGTTTGTTGCCGGATTGATGAAAATTAAAATCTGATGAATAATCTATAAAAAGAAAAGCCAAACCGTATAGCAGACGATTTGGCTTAGGTCAAAAAATATTCTCTGAAAAGAAATATGTTTGACATTATAATCTCAACACTTATATTATATCAGATTTTTTATTATTTGCAACAATATAATTGGTGTTATAATATAAATGCATAGTTTCCGTGTGACTAAAACATAATGATAAAATAATAATATTTCATAAAATAAAATTAATTCGCAATTTACTTTGTTTTTTTATTATTACTCTGTTATCTCTGGTACAACGCTTATTGATGTTAGTTGGGTAATCTTATTAATTAGTCCCTGCTTTATTTCATCTATTTGCTTGTATCTATCTGCAATTTCTCGCTGTTTTTCAAAATCATATGAACCATCAAAAGCAAGAGGGATTGGGACTGTAATGTTAAGACCTTTTATCATTGTACTGTTAAGTTTGGTAAATTCATTTTTTCCAAACGCACCAAGCCTACCTTTTTTATTGCTTCTAAAGATTGGCTCCAAATAGTATTTTAAATACAGGAGGTAAATTTTCCCAACATACTCTTCATTAATGCTCAGAACACATCTATCACCATTTGCCGAAAAGCGTCCATTAATAATAGTGATATATCCCGCACATCCATTTTTAGAATAGGTAAGATACTCTCCATCGTAATCAAAAGTATCTACATAAGCGATTGGCTCAAGGTTGTTAGCTGAGTATATAGGATATGCTCCTTTATGTTCTTGACACCAAGTTTTTGTGAATGAGGCGTTTCCGTTGTGATGTGTTATTAAAGAGTTTAACGGCACATATTCATATTCAATACCATCTTCCTCATCAATGTGAATTAACAGTTCCTGAACTTCAAAGATTTTGTTCAAAAGATTTTGCTTTTGCCTCTCGATTTCATAATATATGCCAGATAATCTTTGTTGTTCTTCAAGGTCAAAAGTTTTATCATCTTTTATAGGAATAATTATTTTAATCTTCTTTATCATTCTTTGGCTAATATTCTTGAAACTTTCGCCTTTTACAAGACTCGACAATATATTTTTCAGTTGAAAAAATAAATAGTTTATATCAATATTTTTTGCAGGGATAAAGCCAACCGCATTTGCTCCTATTGTATAAAATTTATCGGTAACAACATATGCTTTTCCTGCCGTTCCATTTCCAGCTGTCGGAATGATAATTGCGGGCTCATCGTTTAAATAACTGTTGATGTAGCCAATGGCAATTCCAACAGAAGCCGCATACACAGGAAATTGACCGGGCATTTTATTAATAGTTTCCATTGTTAGTGAACCATTCCTTTTTGCAATGGAACAAATTTCATCAATTGTTTTCTCTATGACTTTAGACATTTAATAGCCTCCCCGTAATTGTTTATATCGGCTACAATGCCTGTCAGATATTCGCTAAACTCATCTAGATTCATTATAACATCAGCTTTTTTTACACCCATTTTAACTTTTTCTTCATCCGTCCACCTTTTCTCAATATCCCACGCAGTATGTTCCGCAAATGAGTTTATTGTAAAAAGTTTTAGTTTGAGATCATCTTCAAATATTGGTTTCAGATAATCATCAATTTTGTTTTTGTCTTTACAGCTACGGAAAAGATTATACTTGTTTACTGCGGTTTGGAAGTCGTTATCATCGGTGTCAAACCTATAAACATCGAGAGTTTCTCCGATAGAAGCACAGTAATAAGCAAATATAGGATAATCTTGTATTTGAGCAACATCTCGCTTTTTTCTCAAGGTCATAATATATGTTTTCTTGGGAGTATTGAAAAATGTATTAATAGGTAACGATATAATTGCTTCAATATAACAATTTGTTGTTATAAATTCGTGAAGGCGCTTATTTCCGACATTGGTGAAGATACCATCGGGTAAAACAATATTGGCTATTCCATTCGGTTTAATAGATTTAATTATCCACTCAAGGAATAATCCTTCTACACCCAGTCCTTTTTCAGTATAGAATCCAGTGTCTTTTGCTGACTTTGAAATCAAGGCACTTTGGTAATATGGAGGATTTGCAAGAATTACATCATACTGTTTTCCGTCTATTTTTTCTAATGTTCCCAAAATGGTTTTGCTTGAAAAATATGTCTCGTTAAGAAGCTCTCGGGAAATTGTCTTTATGTTTGAAAGAGTATTATTATCTTTAAACAAAGATGAAAAATAAATCATAGTATTTGCTTTAGCAAGGATGGTAGTCAAGTCATAGCCACTGGTTGAACCCTTCTCATCCATTTCTTTTTCATATCCGTAAAGCTTAATTTTCTTGACAACGTGACCGTTCTTAAAAGTGAACGGTTCATCGATTTTCAAAGCTGCTTCAAGAAGGAATTTACCCACGCCACAAGCAGGATCGCAAATTTCATCCCCCTCTTTAATGTCAACCATATCCACCATACCCTTAACAATTTTCAATGGTGTAAAATACTTTCCTGCATTTTCTTTTGTTTTTTCTTGTTTTGTGAAAGTTTCAAATAACTTGGATTTGAAATCTCTATTAATATCAATAAATTTTCCGTCCGTATCTTCGTATTCTTTAAAAAGTTTAATAACCTCGTGAAATGTAGTCGCATCTGCGTTATTGCTTATATAATTACCATCAGCATCTTTATCTGCGTGGAATACAAATCCATTGATAAGTGAGGTCTTATCAGGAGCTTCAGGAAATAATTTGCTGATTTTTTCTCTTGGTTCGTGGATATACCTATATAGCACCTCAGCCTCACTCCTACCGTCCTTGCCGTAGAGATTCAAAATATAATCAAAGTTTTCTGTGGAACTAAGAATATTAATATCCGACAGATATTTGAATAAGAATAATTCTACAAAAGTATACAGACTATCTTTCGGAGTGGTAAATTTGATAGTTTTGAGCAACCCACCTATCTTTTTCGCAAGATTTGTCGGATCTGAGTACTTTATTTGCTGAAGCTGGTTGTTTGAATCAGAGAGGTCTATTGTCAAACGCCCAATTAACTTTGCAATCTTTCTTTCCTCATTTTTCGGCTTGATTGCAGTTACAATTTCATTAGCATCTTCATCGAGAATCGGTTGGCGAGTAAGAGCATTAATCCATACAAACTTTGAGCCATCAGTAGCTACAAATATTTTAATCCCCAATTCTTTCGCAACATCAACCTCTTGATTAATAGCTGCTTCAATTTTCTTGTCGGTGTTAAATTCCTCAGGCTTTTTACATTCAATATAAGCAATGGCTTTTCTTGAACCATCAACAATAAGAACATCTGGCTTTTTGCCCTTATTTTTTATGGCAGTTTTTACTTTATTGCAAACAATTCTTTTTCCTGCAATTAAATCTCCTATGGTCGTCGCTCCAAGACTTAAACACTCATATTTGTCGAGTATTGTAACATTATTTGAAAACAAGTCATTTTGTATAGTCTGTTCTGACATAATTACGCCCTCATTCTTTCTCTGAGATTTTCTATCTCAGCTTGATTGTTTTTAAGATAATCGACAATGTCTTTTGGAAGTTCATTCCTCCCTACAGCAGCTTTGTTGTAAAATTCAGCCTTTTCAGAATCGGTCAGGCGTAATAGTTCGACAATACATTCTTGCATATCAGAAGTGGGAGGCTTGACACGTCCGTTAAATACATCAAAAAGATATGTCTTGGAAATACCTAAATCGGCAGCAAACTTTGCTTGTGAATAATTGTGATCTTTAATCAGCTTCACAAAATACGCACCAAAGCTGTCAACCGCATATTCTTTTTTTGTCACGCCATCACCTCCATTAAGTACATAAGTAAGCTAACTACTTTACTATTATATCAAGAAAAATCATAAATTGCAATATTATGATATAAAATTTACGAAAAATATCTTGTCAAGTATTGACCATATACTTGTTATTCTCATATAATTTGCAAAATAAAAACAGGGCAGTAAGATGGTTAGTCTTACCGCCCTGAAGTTAGGCTATACCGTATAGATTAAATCTGCGTTTACAATTTCCGTTGCACGATTACGAATATTGTTCATACGCTGTACCCAAAGCATTGAATTTTCTGTTTATTATATTATTAAAATTATTAAAAATCAATGTATGATATCTTACATTTGTTTTTCAAATGTATGGTTATCATAATTAAAAATAGTTATAATTTGTATAATAAAAAGATAATAATGTCATATTTTACTGTGAAATTTTGTACAATATAGAATATCAAAAAATGATAAAATATATATTGTATGGATAAAATATAACAAATGTCACATCAACATACAAAATAGTGATATACTATTGCAAGAGGGATGCAAAATGGCAATTAGAATTTTACTAAGCCGAAAGCTCGGTGAGCTACGGTGGAACCAAGCACAACTTGCACGAAAAACCGGAATAAGACCGAATACCATTAATGAATTGTATCATGAGTTGGTAGAACGTGTTAGCCTTGAGCAACTTGATTTGATATGTAAAGCATTGGATTGCAAATTATCAGATATTCTTGTCAGGGACGACGATTAATACATAATTTGTGCAAAATGAAGAAAGAACGATTATTTTTAATCGTTCTTTTTTGTGGGCTATTATGGATAACATCAGTGTGCAAAAGAATTGGCACAT